GGCAAAAGACAGAATCAAGGAGTGGTTCACCGACTTATGGGAAAACCTTGTTGCGATGTTCAAAAGCATCGTTTCAATGTCCCATGAAGCCGACAAACGCAAGCACTTCTTGGCCGGATTCATTATCGCCTTGGTTGTTGGCATCTTCTTTCCCCTTGTCGGTGTCATCGCCGGACTTGTTGCCGCATTCCTCAAAGAATGGTGGGATTCAAAAGGTCATGGAACGGTTGAGTTGTACGACATCATCTTCACAGACCTTGGAACACTTGTCGCCTTTCCGTTGGCATTCATTATTCACAATTTAATTTTCTGACGTATGAAAGAAATCGAAGTAAGATTCAAAGTTTATGTCGGCGAGTTTCCCGACACAAGATTGACAAAGAAGAACATCATCCGCAAGGTCGCAAGGCTTGGTGATAATATCCTTGATGATTTTGACGAAACAATCCATGACATCAAAGTCATTGAAGATGGAGAGGAACAAGACGTTGCAATCCCAAACACAATTTGATTATGGCAAAGTTGATTGAAACGAGTATTGAACAACTTATCCCGGATGACAAGAACTTCAACGAGGGAACGGAATACGGACAACACTTGATTGAAGAATCCTTGCGCAAGTTCGGCGCGGGTCGTTCCATCCTACTTGACAAGAACAACCGCATCATCGGCGGAAACAAGACAACCGAAAATTGCGTCAATGTCGGCATTGATGATGTCATCATCGTTGAAACTGACGGCACAAAGTTGGTCGCCGTGAAGCGAACGGACATTGACCTTGACAGCAAGCAAGGCCGCGAAATGGCACTTGCAGACAACGCAACGTCAGAAGCCAACTTGAAGTTCAACACCGACCTAATCATGCAAGAAGCGCAAAAGTTCGACTTTGACCCGCATGATTGGGGCGTTGACGTTGACAATGGCGAAGATGACAAGGGTGAAGAAAAGCAGGACGGCAAGAAAGTGATTTCAACCCGGTTGGTTGTCGAATGCGGCGATGTGACCAAGTTGTCGTTGCTGTTTTCGGAACTTCAAGACCGGGGTTTCAAATGTGAGTTGAAAGAATAACGATGCAATTGCATTGCACTTGCACGAATTGCACAAGAATAAAAAGACCAAAAATGGCAAAGTACACAAAAGCAATCGTTGAACGCATTGTCGAGTTCGTAAAGACCGACACGTTCACCATCGAGGAAATATGCGCAAAGGTTGGTATTTCCCGCCGTTTGTGGTATCAATGGCGCGATGACCACCCCGAATTTGTGCAAGCCCTTGAAGATGCAGAGCGTGACCGCATGGAAATGTTCGTCTTGGAAGCCAAGAAATCCTTGTTGAAGAAAATCAAGGGTTATGATGCCAAGGAAACCAAGGTCACGACCATTCCATCCGGCAAGATGGAAGCAGACGGCAAGACACCGATTCCGAAAATCAAGGAACAAGTCACGACAACCAAGCATGTTGCCCCGGACACGGGCGCAATCATCTTTGTGTTGACCAACGGCGACCCCGACCATTGGAAGAACCGCCAAAACGCGGAATTGACGGGTGCAAACGGCGAACCGCTTGTGAAGCCCGCCCGCGTCTTGACCAAGAAAGAAGCAAAGGAGTTTATGAAACAACTTGAAGATGAAGTCTAAATGAATAACCAAGTCCGAGACATCGACCTATTAAAGACGTGGTGTTTGTCAGATACATTGAACTTCACCCGGTATTTCTTCAAATCCCGGTTTCACAGAAAGTTCGTTGTCGGCAAGCACCATCGGATGATTGCGGACGCATTGAACGATGTCTTGGCAGGGAAAACAAAGAAACTTATCATCAATATTGCACCCCGTTACGGAAAGACAGAACAAGCCGTCAAGAACTTCATTGCGAATGGACTTGCCATGAACCCAAAGGCAAAGTTCATTCATCTTTCATATTCCGATGACCTTGCCCGTGACAATTCACGCGGCGTTCAAGAAATCATGCGTGACCCGGAATTTCAACGTCTGTTTGACGCGAAGCCGACTTCACCGAACACGAAGAAATGGTTCACCAAGCAGGGCGGCGGGTTGTATGCCGTATCATCCGCCGGACAAGTAACGGGATTCGGCGCGGGTCTTGTTGATGAAGTCAAAGATGCCGAATCCGACAAAGAACTTGGCGAAGCCCTTGACGAATTTTTGCCGGAAATAGATTGCACGTCATTCGGCGGCGCAATCATCATTGATGACCCAATCAAGCCGGATGATGCCTTGTCCGCCCTTGTGCGTAACAAGGTGAACAACAAGTTTGAATCGACCATCCGCAACCGTGTGAACAGCCGAAACACGCCGATTGTCATCATCATGCAGCGTTTGCACGAACAAGACCTTTGCGGATTCTTGATGACCAAAGAACCCGGCGAATGGACGGTTCTTTCATTGCCTTGCATCGAGAAAGACGAAGCCGGGGAACAACACGCCCTTTGGCCTTTCAAGCACACCTTGGAAGAATTGATTGACTTGCGCAAGAAGAACCCGTTCGTCTTTGATACGCAGTACATGCAGAACCCGAAACCATTGCAGGGACTTATGTACGAAATGGGCTTTTCGGAATATGCCATCCGCCCGGCAACGCAAAAGTGCGTTCGCAAGTGTTATGTCGATGTTGCGGACACGGGTTCGGACTACCTTTGCGCCATCATCTATGACGAAACGGAGATTGGCAACTTCATCGTTGATGTGCTTTACACGCAAAAGCCCGTTGAGTTCACGCAACCATACCTTGCAAAGATGCTGACGAAACACCGGGTTTCGCAATGTGTCATCGAAGCGAACAACGGCGGTCGCCTATTCAAGAACGCGGTTGAAAAAGAATGTCGCATCCTTGGCAACAACAAGACGAAGTTCACGGCATTCCATCAAAAGGACAACAAGCAACAACGCATCTTCCAAAATTCGGCGGATGTGCAAAATATCTGTTTCATGCCGCAAGGTTGGAACATCCTATTCCCGGAATTTTACCAAGCCATCACGGGTTACATGAAAGTTGGCAACAACGAACATGATGATGCCCCGGATGCCTTGACGGGTACGGTCGAGAAACGCAAGAAGAACGGGAACACAGACGTTGCCGGGCTTTTCGGGCGATAACCATATAAAAACAAATAAATTCAAGAACAAATGAAGATTGAAGAACTTTTCCCACAGACCGCGAACGGCGAATCCGCCGCAACCGCAAGTGACTACATTCAGAAATTGAAGTCACACCGTTATCTTGATTTGCCGGACGTTGAATCGGCAAACAAATCGTTGAACCCCAAGGAACACGACATCAATGACCCAATCTTGCGCCCGGACAAGAAAGTCAAGATTGACGCGGGCGATGACATGTCAAATGCGGAATCCGCCCGCAATGTGATTGACGTGACCGATGGAGAATCAGAGAACAAAGGCAATTACAGAACCGAAAAAGTTGCCCGCGTTGCCGTTGCCATTCAGAAACTAATCGTCAATCGCGCCGTGTCGTTCTGTTTCGGCAATCCCCCATCCTACAATGCAGCCCCGGAAAACGAGGGTCAAGAACTTGTCTTGAAAGCGTTCAACCGCATCATGTCGGATGTGAAGTGCAATTCGTTGAACCGCAAGGTTGCACGTTCCATTTTCAGTTACAAGGATGCCGCCGAATATTGGTTTCCATCGGAACAGAAAGCGAAACACAAGAAATATGGCTTTGAAACGCCTTTCAAGTTGCGTTGCGTTGTCTTTTCACCCAAGAACGGCGATGTTCTTTACCCATACTTTGACGAATCCGGGGACATGGTAGCGTTTTCCCGTGCTTTTGCCCATGTTGACGGCGAAAAGAACCGTTATGACTACTTTGAGGCATGGACGGACGAAGAACATTGGCTTTGGTTGAACGGCAAGAACGGGTATGAAGTCGTTGAGGGATTCCCAAAGAAGATTGAAATCGGCAAGATTCCCGTCATCTTTGGCCATCAAGACCATTATGAGTGCGAAGATATTGACAAGTTGGTTGACCGCCTTGAAAAGTTGCTTTCCAACTTTGCAGACACCAACGATTATCACGCATCGCCAAAGATTTTCACAACGGGCGACATCAAGGGATGGGCGAAGAAAGGCGAATCCGGCGCGGTCATCGAGGGCGAAGAGGGCGCAACGATGCAATATGTATCTTGGCAGCAAGCCCCGGAATCCGTGAAGTTGGAAATCGAAACCCTTTTGAAGATGATATACACCATCACACAGACCCCGGACATTTCGTTCGATGCCGTCAAGGGTCTTGGCGCGATTTCCGGCCTTGCATTGAAGTTGCTTTTCATGGATGCCCATTTGAAAGTGCAGGACAAGCGGGAAATCTTCGATGAATACCTACAACGCCGCGTGAATGTTGTCAAGGCTTGGATTGGCTACATGAACGGCAAGGTCAAGAATGATGCCGATGAAATTGACATCGAACCCGAAATCATCCCTTATATGCTGACAAGCGAGATTGACGAATTGAACTATTGGATGACGGCCAACGGTAACAAGCCCGTTATTTCGCAAGAAGAATCCGTTGCATCGGTTGGTATCAGCAAGAACCCGGAAATGACCATGCAGAAGTTGAAAGAACAATCAGACCGCGAAAATTCGTTCACCATCGGCGAACCAATCATTGATGATGTCGATGATGATGACCCGAACAACCCGGCCAACAAGCAGAAACAGCCCGGAAAAGGCGGAAAGGGTGACGAGGAATGAAAAAGGTTCTTGCAATCATAACAATGGGATTGTTGCTTGCTTCATGTAGGCAACATCCCGTTTCCGGCTATGTCGTTGGCAAACGTCATGTCACGGAACAAGACATCATCCGGGAAAACAACGCTTCACACCCGGCGGCATGGAAGCCCGTACACGAACGATGGGTTGTGTTTGTCGCCGATTCCTTGGGTGTTATACCATGCCATGTGAAGCCGGACACATACGAACGCATCAAAAAGGGCGATTTCGTGACCGTCAAGCAATTTGAATGATGGCGACAAGGAAAGTATCTACCAAGCAGACAAAAACGCCGTCACGGACAAAAGAAACGGGTTTGTGCAAAGATTGTATTCATTCCGGCAACCGAATCGAAAAAGACATCAACGGTGAATTTTTCATGTGTTGGTGTCCGTTCCACAGATGGGCGCGGTTCTTGCGGCATGACACATGTGAACACTTTGAGTTGAAGAAAGAAGATGATGCCCCGGATTTATTGCATGAAGTGCGCGAATTACCGTGAATATGGCGGTTTGTATTGGGAATGTCTCGCAAAATGGACTTCACCAAGTACAGAACCGACACACCGATGCAGATTTTACGAACAAAAACAGAAAGCAGATGGCAAAGAGATATAAAACAACAAGGTTTTCCATTGAGGGATTCGACACGGCGCATTATCAGACAACCGAACAATATGCCCGTTTAGTTGATGAATTGTTCAGCCGGGCAACGGTTGAAATCACCAATGCGGCGGCAAAAGGGACGTACAACCCGGACGTTCCTTTCTCATTCGCAGATTATCCGGCATTGAACGGCCTTGTTCAAAAGGTCGGCAACCAACTTGCGGCCAAGGTTCAAGCGGTCATCGAACAAGGGTCACGCAACCAATGGTTGTTTGCTTGCAAGAAGAATGACGGCTTCATCAAGTCCATCTTTGACACATCGAAGTTGCCGAAATCCCAATTGCGCAAGATGCAAGACCGAAACCTTGATGCCCTTTCCACATTCCAAGGCCGCAAGGTTGACGGGATGGACTTGTCGCAACGTGTATGGCGGACGGTTGGCCAATACAAAACACAATTGGAAACCGCCCTTGACGTTGGACTTGGAGAGGGGCGAAGCGCACAACAATTGGCAAGGGATGTCAAGCAGAACTTGAAAGAACCGAACCGCCTTTTCCGGCGTGTCCGGGATAAACGCGGCAATCTGCAACTTTCAAAGGCTGCAAGGGCGTTCCATCCGGGGCAAGGTGTCTATCGTTCAAGCGTGAAGAACGCGCAACGTCTGACAAGAACCGAAATCAATATGGCATACCGTGAAAGCGATTGGCAACGATGGCAAACGCTTGATTTCGTTGTAGGCTTTGAAGTCCGCCGTTCCAACCATGAACCGAAATGCAAGTGTGACTTGTGTGAACGCCTTGTCGGACGTTACCCAAAGACGTTCAAGTTCACCGGGTGGCATCCGCAATGTATGTGTGTTTGTGTTCCTATCTTGATGGATGATGAAACATTCGACAAAAACGAACTTGCGGACTTGAAAACAGCCTTGCACGGCAAGGAATATCAGAAGCAAGCAGCCAAGAACGAGGTCACGGACGTTCCACAAGGCTTCAAGGATTGGGTCGCCGACCATGTTGACGCGCAAGAAAATTGGGCTTCAACGCCTTATTTCATTCGGGACAACTTCATTGATGGCGATTTGTCGAAAGGATTGAAGAAAGAATCCTTGCAGACGAAGCCAATGCAGCAAACGCCAAAGGTTGACCCGGTTCAACAACAAATTGATGCGCTATTGCCACAAATCACGACCATCAAGCAGGATGCGACCGATTGGGGCTTGAACTCATATCCGATTGACGAACCTTTGAACAAGCGGGATGTCCCCGGCATACAACGAGGAATCGCGGAAATGCAAACCCGTATTGCAAAGGTTCAAGGAGAGCGCGACACGTTCATTGCAGATGCCCGCCAAGCCATTACAGATGCCCAAAGGTTGAAGATTGACTTCACGGACGTTGACAACGCCCTTGCAATGGTTACATCCGGCAACGTATGGGACAAGCGAAATTGGGCGATGTATGGCCGGAATTTCCTTTCAAAGTTGAAGTCGTTGAAAGATTCCATCTTGCAGAAGCAAGCGGGCAATTACGAACCCATTACAACGCCAACCATGAAATATGTCGAACCGTCGGCCAAACAATCCAAGGTTGACCAATGGCACGAATTTTGCGATGCTGTTGAAAGGACATTCCCGGAAACGCATTCAATGGTTCGTTGGGTTCGTGCGTATCGTCAAAACGGAATGCAAAGTGAATGGTCGGCGCAATCATACCTAAAAGCCGGAAAGAAGTACAATTCGCCGGAAGATAGGGCGGTTTATGCGACCGTGAACAAACTTGAAGAACTGAAAGCGTTGAAGCAAGCAGACCTTGACAAAATCCCGGTCGCTTGGCGCAAGGCATACAACGATGCAATCAAGAAAATCAACGCTTATGATACGAAAGAGGGTGTTTTGTCCGTTTATAATGAAATCGAACACGCCTATAATATCTATAAGTTGGCGACAAGCAAAGAAGCGATTGCGTTTGGACTTGATAAGTTGTCCGACAAGATGCCCGTGCAGATATTCGCCATTGCAAAGAAGATTCCGAACTACACGGACAAGATGGCGACAAAGAAGTTTTGGGATTCCTTGGAACGCTTCATTCCGTTGTTGACAAAGGGTTCGGGCGCGTTCCATTCGCCCGCATACCATCATGTTTGCATTTCGATGACAGACAAAGACAATGTTCGGCGAATGACCGATTCGGATTGGTTCAAATCCGGCCTTGTTCATCACGAATTTGGTCACGCACAAGACCATTCGATGAAATGGCGTTCGGACAAGGACTTCTTGGATGTTTACGCATCATTCAAGGCAGAAATGGCCAAGAATGACATCACAACAAAGTTGGCGGAATACATCAAGAACAAGGGTGGTGTGTGGAAGTTGACGCAAGACGAAAAGGAAAAATTGGGCGCGTTGTCAGATTGTCTGCAAGCGGCAACACCCGGACACAAGTACATATCACCGGGCGGACATTCGGCGGGATATTTCGCAAGTACAGACAAGCAGATGGCGGAATTTATCGCCCACATGTCCGAAAACTATTGGTCGGAGAACGATTTGTTCAAGTTGCTTGCCCCGGAAACATATAAAAAGATGCGTGAATTATTAAAAAATAGATGGAAATGAAGATTCAAGATTGCAAGAACATCGCCGATTATCTGAAAATGTGCGGTGTGAAGTCGGTTGACAAACTGACAAATGAACAAGTGTTCGCATGGGCTTATGCCGGAAAGATGGGTGTCGAAACGGAAATTGCGGTCGGCATCGTTGAACATGGTATGAACGGGCGAATGCCGGATGTGACAAAGGCCGTGAAGATGTTGAAGCAAGCAATCAAGGAGAACAAGGCGTTCACTTGTGCCTACATCATGCCGGAATCATGCGAATCTATTGAAGAAACAGATGACAACGCCCGTGAATATTTCGGGATGTCTGTTGAATAACGATGAAAGGGACGGTGATTTGCCGCCCCTTTCTTCTTACTTTGTCCGATTACCTTTCTTTCGGTGCAACACGCCCTTTCGGATGATGCACTTTCGGTTTTCGTATGGGTGAACGTGTGTCAAACCATATCCCCAAAGGGTTGTTTTGGCAACGCCGACTTGTTCAACGGTGAAAATGTCATAAATCGCGGTTATTGACCCGAAATAATGGTTTTCGCCGGATTCTTTGAATTGTACATGATAGATTGTTTGTCCGTTGCTCATATCAATGTTTGATTTTTGAATTGTAAAACGCATCGCGGCAATTATTAGTCATCTTTTCTTTGATGGATTCACCGATTTTCCTTGCAAATATCATCGAAAGTTTATCCACAAGATAGAAATCATCCGGGAATGATGACATGTCAAAGTCAAAGCATTCGCGGTTTTCACCCATTACAGACACGACAAACACGCCGCATGTTTGAATTTCAATGGAAAGATGCCATTCTTCATGCTTGAAAATCGTTTTCCTTGGGTATGGGCTTGATTCCACAAAGACAAAACCCATGCGGGCAAGTGCGCAACCAAACAGATATTGGCCTATTTCATCCAAAAGCCCCTTTCCGCATCGTTGCCATTCATAACTTGCCACATATTCCCCGGATATGTCTTTCGTTTCATCCCTTGCGGCTTTCAGATATTCGACAACATCTTTCAAGTTTTGGAAGATGAAAGAACCATTTGCAAGGTCAATGCACAACTTGCGGACTTCATCGTCTGTTGCGCTTTCCCATGAATCACACCCGGAACATGAACCGTAATAGTCGTTATATATCACGAAGCGACCATCCGGCAACTTCACGCATGTTGCGACCATTCCTTGATAATCGTTTTCGTTATAGTGTCCGATTACCTTTGCACCTTTGTACAACCCTTTCATTTGGTCATCATGTCCGCCCGCGTATCTATCCATCGGCATGATGTTTTCCCAATCAATCAAGGATTGCATGGTGTCTGATATGATATACTTCTTTTCCATGTCACTTGTCCTTTCTGATTGTCCGTTCGTCAAAGATGAACAATGACAACGGTTCTTTGGTTGCATGTTTCTTGACCATCTTGAACAATTGGCGGTCAAGGTTGCGCAAGCGTTTCAAGGCTTCACGGGGTTGCCAATTGAACGCGGGCATGACTTCATTGTCCGCCATATAGATTCCGCCTTGTTTGGGTTCGTAATGGGCAAAGGCGACAATCTTTCCATCGTTGATGAACACGGTGTCGGTGATTGTGCCATTGACCTTGCGGGACAACGCTTCACATCCGGCATAATATTCATGGATGGCCTTTTGCTTTTCCATAAGTTCCGCCGTGCGTTTCCTCACTTCTTGGAAGTTCCCGGCCAAATCCTTGCGGATGGCCGCAATGTCAATCGGGTCGTTCCCGGTTGCAACGTCAAATTTCAGCGTTCCGGCAACAAACATGCGCAACGCCTTTTCAATGGTTGTCTTGTCGGTCAATTTGTCGTAAAGTTGGCCAACGAATGCGGCATCAAGATTGTATTTGGCCGCAAGTGATTTCAATTCTTGTTCGTTCATTGTTCTAAAAATTAAATGTCAATTGTCTTGGTTGTGTGGGATGTGCCTTTCGTGTCCTTTCGTACACGGGGCAAATGGTTCTATAAAAGCATGACCCGGCTTTCGCTTCATTGAACCGCTTTTCCCATAAATCGGGCGGGATGATTCCTTGGTCGTTACGTTCTTTGTTGAGGAATCCGACCAACTTCATGCAGAAGAACCCCGAATCTTGTGATTTGTCATCAACAAGTTCAATCAATCCGTTTCCTTTTGGCTTCATAATCTTTGAAAGTTTAGAGTTTCAAAAAGGGCAAGACCGCCAAAATATATCGCGTATTTCAGTGCGATAAAAATATTTCTTTTTCGGCTTTCCGCCGTCTTTTGACTTGGGAAACCACCGACCGTTGACGCGAAGCCGATATTTGCAATTGGAAATCTTTTTGCGCCAATCGGATGTTTCAAAGTCAGAAGCCCGAAATATTTCAACCTTGGCTTTTCTTTTTTGCCCCGGTTTTTGGGCAAACAAAATAAAGCATGGTTTTCGTTTCTCGCTCATATTCAATATATTATAAAATTTCACCCATTAGCAGCCGTGGCAACGGTACCAACATCCCTATTGTCGTCACAATCACAAAGTGGAATATAATCGCCGACCTCAAATGCGGCATCGTAATATGGTTTTTCGATGCAATCTTCAAATTCGCCGCCGTTATGTGGGTGAACGATTGTCAAAACCTTGTTTGTCTTTTCGTCAAACCCGCGAACCTCAAAGAAGTCGATGATTGAAGAAAAGGTTGGCTTGAACTTGAATCCAATTTCGTTCGTCATAATCGTTGCAATTAGATGGTTGGATAATCGTTCATTGGCTTTTCCGGGCATGGTGGGATTGAATCGGCATGGATGCCGTCTTTCCTTTCAGCCTTGCGCACAAGGTCGGCAACGCAAAGTTCCTTGGTTGCCTTGGTCGTTTCATACAAAACACCGTCAATGAATGCCGATGCGTCAAACGCGGTCTTTCGACCCAAACGAACCCGGCGAAATTCAACGCGGGATTCGATTCTTTCTTTCAATGTCATTGTTGCCATAATTGTTGCGATTTGTGGGCTTGCGCCCGGTTATTACTTCTTATCGTGGTTGAACATTTCATCTTCCATCTTCAAGGCAAGGTCGAGGTTTGCGCCTTGGATGTCGAAGTCAAAAGGAACATCCGCCGTTCCGACTTGTCCCTTGTCATTCAGAGTGAAGAACACGCAAGCGGCATCCGTTGCATCCATTTCGTTTGCCTTGTCCCAAAACTCAACGATGATGAACACTTGCGTATCTTCATCGACCCCGTAATCTTCAAACTCATAACGTGGGATTGCGTTCTTGCGTTCCCGGATTTTGTAACCCTTGACGCGGAACTTCCAATCGTCATCAAACTTGACGGTCTTGTTCATGTACTTGGTTTCGACCAAGTTCTTGATTGCCTTTTTTAGTTCGTTCGTTGTCATAATCGTTCGGGGTTTAGTAAGTGTTCAAATATGTCATTTCGTCACAAACGGCAAATTGGCCGGAATGCCTTGTTCCCTTTGGCATCTTCCACACCTTGATTGCCGGGTTGGTCTGTTGGCGTTCCTTGCAAACCTTGTTTGCTTCTTGCCTTGTCTTGAAATACTTTTTTGTAGTCATAATCTTGTAAATTTAGAATGTTAGATGTATTATAGTGCTACAAAGGTACATATTATATTTAATAAAACAAGCAAAAAGCCCGGAAATTTTCATTTGAAAGGTGATTTTTAACATTTCCGGGGCATTTTGCCATTGATTTAGCCGATTTTGACCGTTCTTTCGGTCACTAAATAACGGATGTGGGGTTGAACAAAGTCGGAGTATTCCGCCGCCCAAATCACCCTTGCATGGATGAACCGGGGTTGACCATCTTCGATGTAGGTTTCAAAGCCCTTGGCGGTCATGTCGCAATGGGTGCAACGAACCTTTGCTTGGTCGATGCCGAACCCTTGGCATTTCTTGGTCAACTTGACGATTCCTTGTTCCCATGACTTTTCAAGTTTTTCTTTCATGTCTGCAAGGTAGAAGTCCCGGTTGGCATAATTGTTCGCTTCATCATAAATGATTTCATTGCAACGGCCTTTGATGGCTTCAAGAACATTGATTGTCCGGCGATGCTTTGATGATGTCCCGTAACGGTCAAACCATTGCAAGGCGGAAATCACACGGCGGCGGCGTTCGGTCATTTTCGGGGTTCTTTCCTTGATGATGTCGTAATGCTTGCCGAACCATTTCAACATGCGGTCGAACCATACATCCCGGAAATCGGCCATTGCACCCCGCAATGCTGTTTCAAGGGCGTTGTCGTAATTGTCGGCATCCGCCTTGGCCTTTGCTTCAAGTTCTGCAAGTTCTGATTGCAGACGTGCAAGGTTGCGTTCCTCAATGCCCTTGTTCTTGGTGTTGTCGTTGATGTAGTCGCAAGCGTTGGTGATTTTGAATGATGCTTCAAAGCCGATGGCATCCCGGATGGATGCGGGCAATGAATATTCTTTCCAAGTGTAACGGCCATTCGTGTTTTCCTTGACGATGATGTCATCAACACAGATGTTCAAGCCGGACTTCTTATTCGCGGCGGCGATTGCCTTGTCCCGGCGTTCGGTGTACATTGCAATCTTGCGGTCGAAATCGGCAATGCGCTTGGTTGCCGTTTCAATCTGTTTGGTGATTTGCTTGATAGTTGCCATATTCGTTGTAGATTTAGAATTATAGAATTATATGAATGCGGTTTCGTTGTAAGGGATGCCGCGTTTCCAACATTCGGCGATAACATTGTTCTTGTCGGCGTTGGCATATAAGATGGCATCATCCTTGATTCTGACAATCTGATAATAGAAGTTCGGTTCGCAGGGCGCGTTGTCATAAACGTAATCAATGACATATTTCGCTGTTGCCGGAATCGGATATTTGTTTTTGAACAACTTGGTTTCCATCGTCTTTGTCTGTTTGTGGGGACGGGCGAACCCGCCCCCGGTTTGACTTATAATGTTGGATGTGCGATATTGAATGAATAACTACCAACAACGATTTCATACGGCTTCAATTCGTTGTAAGTGCAACGGCGATGCACGTTGTTTTCAATCTTGCTGATTGCGTCCCATCCGGCTTTGTCGGTCAAGATGACATCAAAGCCCTTGTGAAGTTGTTCAGTCATCACGCAAAAAGCGTGGAAGAAATCGTGACCGCCGTATGCCAAATCACGCATCCCGGATTTCTTGTCGAAAGAAACGACCGACCACATTGTTTCACCCTTGGTTTCGTTCAGAAACTCACCGACTAACTTTTTTGATACCTTTTTCATTGTTGCGAAATTTTAATTGTTTGACGTTGCATTTTGTTGGTGTGCTATTGTGATACTTGTTGCATTTTCTCACTTGCACGGTGCAAAGATACAAGTTTTATTTAATATAACAAAGAAAAAACACAAAAATTTTTCATTTTTCTTGTAAAATGTTGATAAATCAAGCATAAAATGGGCAAAAAAGAAGTGTTTTATAGTAATACAATGATTATCTTTGCACCGATTTGAAGTTTAACAATTAAAAAGTCACGAAACATGAAACAAAAAATTCTCGCATTACTGATTGCAAAATTTTCGGGCGTGCGGAAAGACGGTTTGGCAATCTTGGCGGGCGTTCTTGCTCTACAAGCAACAACCGATGACGAAGCGAAAGGCATTGTCGATAAATTGACCGATGCGCAAGTCAATGAGTTCGTCAAGGACTATCGTTCCGATGTGGACAAAGAGGTCAACGAATCCAATCAGACCTACGAAAGCAATTTGCGCAAGAAGTATGATTTCAAGGAAAAGGTTGTTGAACCCGGCGATAACCCAACCAAGAAAACAGACCCGAACGACATTGCCGCGATGGTCAAGAACGCGATTGCCGATGCAGTCAAGCCGTTGCAAGACGAATTGGCGGGCTACCGTGCAAATGCGTTGACGGATTCAAGGTTGAAGCAGTTGAACGAAATCTTGAACGGCTGCAAGGATGAAGCATTCAAGGCGAAAGCGTTGAAAGACTTTGGCCGCATGACGTTCAGCGATGACAATGCGTTCAACGAGTATTTGACCGAAACAAAGACCGATGTTGAATCCGCAAATCAGCGTGTCGCCGATTCCAACATGTCGAGCGAAAGCCGACCTTTCTTTGCAAACAAAGGCGATGACGGCGTTTCAAAAGGCGTTGCATCCTATGTGGAATCATTGAAGCCCGGTGGCGATACGTTCACGGGCAAAGAAGTTTAACAAGTAAAACCGAATCAAAATGTCACTTACAATCAAACGAAGCAAGGACAATCGCGTTGTGAAGTGTATTCTTCACCGCATTGCAGACATTCCCGGCGGCGTGACCGTACATGTGGCAAATCTTGGCGGTTCGGCATTGTTTGAGGGAACGCCCCTTGCGAAAGGTTCAAATGGTCTGTATGAGGTCTGCAAGACCGCACAGATTTTGACCAACGCCGCAAATGACGCAACCACATACGATGTTGCAAAAGGACATCACTTCAAGGTTGGTGATTACTTTGCCGTTGGCAACAACAACGGTCAGCAAATCACCGCGATTGACAAGTCCAATGCCGCCAAGGACGTTATCACCCTTGGAACGACCATCGGCGCGGCTATCACAGCGGGCGCGGTTGCTTTCCAAACAACGGGTGCTAACAAGACCGTCAAGAACACCCCCGTTGCAATCGCAGGTTCAAACATGGATGTCGATGCCGACACCAACTTGTTTGTCGATGCGTGGGTCATGGGTGTAGTTCGTGAGGGCAACGCCCCGGTTGTAACCGATGCCGCCAAGACCGCCTTGAAAGGCATCATTTATGTCTAACCATTAACACCATCAAGAAGATATGCAGAAATCGCTAATGATAGGGTTGAACGAAAAGGACATGTCGGCGGTTATCCACACCTATGACTTGAAGGATTATTATTATCCTACCTTGTTTCCCCTTAAAGAAACGAACCGTCTTGATTGGAAGATGCTTGAAGCCCAAGCAGGCTTGAAGATTGCCGCCGACCTTGTGTCACGCGGTTCTACCATCCCCCGCAAGACCCGTGAAGCCATTGCCCGCATACAAGGTGACATCCCCAAGATTGTAATCGCCCGCGAGAAGAACGAGGACGAATTGACAGAGTACGACATCATGGTCGCTTTGTCATCCGACAACCCCGACTTGCGTGCGCTTGTCGAGTTTTGGGCAGAGGACACCAAGTTCTGTTGGGATGGCGTTGCCGCCCGTCTTGAATGGATTGCCTTGAAAGAAATTTCACTTGGCAAGGTGACTTTCACCACATCCAACAACGCGGCAATCGTGAGTGAGTACAATGTCGATTATCTGATTCCATCGGATAACAAAATCGGCGTTGCAACATCGTATTCATCCGGCACATCCGGCAAGCCATTGTCGGTTGATTTCCCCGCCGCCTTGAAGAAAGGCAAACAGTTGTACGGTGCGAAGTACAAGTTCGCGTTTATGAACCTTGACACATTCGGCAAACTTGCCATGCAGGAAGAAGTTGTCAAGCGTTGTGCAACCGTTGTGGAGAACATCACAAGTGCGCAGGATGTTCCGAGCCTTGAAGCCGTGAACGCTTATCTTACCAAGAAGAAAGAGACGTTCAAGGGCTTGCAGATTGTCATCATCGACCAAGACATCACCATCGAACTTGCTGACGGTTCACGTCAGACGGGCAACCCATTCGAGGATGATGTGATTCTGTTCAGCGAATCGAAAGTCCTTGGCAACACATGGTGGAAGAAACCCATTGATGCCAAGAAGATGCCCGGTTCGGTGGCTGAAAAGGTCATGCACGGACATACGCTTGTCAAGAAGTTCAGCAATGAAGAACCCGTCCAAGAGGTTACGCAGGGCATTGCAAACGCATTCCCCGCATGGAATCTTGCCGGACGTTCCGTTCTCATGCAGACGAACGCGACATCTTGGAACAAGAACTAATCGGCGGGCGGCGCGTGGAGTTGACAGCCCATGCAATGCCGCCCCGCCCCTTTTCCCGATAACGATATGACGAACAAACAATACTTGGAAAAAGCCTTGAACGGCTTGAACATTTCGGAATCAGACATTGATATTATCTTGTTGAAAGCCGGAATCGAAGCCGACAACGAAGTTCAGATTGAACGATGCGACAATGCGGTTTACAATCGCATGTCTATCGTTCTGAAAGGGACAACGCAGAATGTGACAGAGGGCGGATATTCCGTTTCATGGAACATGGATGCGGTCAAATTGTTCTACAATGCTTTGTGCAATGAACTTGGCAAAGAAAATGTGTTGTTTTCCCGTCCGAAAATCCGTAACAAGTCAAACATTTGGTAATAATGGCATCCGTGAAGCAATATCCGCATTTCCTTTTCCTTGTAACGCCCGGCGAGACCGTGCGCAATGAAGATGGTGACTTTGTGGCCGGGACACCGACCAACACGTTACTTTCTAAATGCAGGGAAGAAACGGACGGGCGCGGGACTGAAATACAAGTCGGCGGCATCGCCCACAAGGTGACATCGTTGATTCAGTTGCCAAAAACATGCCCGGACGTTGCACTTGGCGCAAATGTAGTTGTCGCCAATGATGCGGAATGTTCCGATGTCAGAATCACCGGGTGTTGCTTGAACTTCAAGCGTGACCAACTTCATGCGCGTCTATGGCTATAACACCGAACTTCACACGCGATGATGTCAAGAAGCGTTGCGATGCTTTCCTTGATGCAATCAAAAAGGCGCAAGTCAAACGCTTGCAAATGCTTGGTGAAATGTGTGTGAAACATGCGCGTGAAGTCCCGCCGGAAATCGGTTTCCATGACCAAACGGGCAACTTGCGTTCATCTATCGGATATGCGGTCTTTGTCGATGGCGTTGCCGTTCATTCGGCATACGAACAGACGTTGAACGGGTCAACCGGGGTCAAAGCCGGACAAGCCCTTGCGGAAAAGGTGGGACACGAAACAACGGGCATTTGCCTTGTCGTGACCGCCGGAATGAATTACGCGGTTCATGTCGAATCCAAAGGCCGTGACGTTATCACATCCGCCGAACAATTGGCGAAAAGGGAATTGCCGAATATGCTTGCCAAACTGATAAACAACATCAAACGAGCCGCAAACGAATGAAAACATCGTTCGACATAAATACGATTGTGTATCGAATCTTGAACGTGCAGACGGTCAAGAACGCGATTTCGGGTGACATCTACAAAGGCGATGACCGCCCGGATGATTCAACGGATGAAGATATTGTCATCAATACCATTTCGTTGACGCAAGACTTCTTGCCGCAAATAGCGACAAGCAATGTGAACGTGTATGTCGCCGACAAGCCCAAGACCATCAAGGGCAAGTCAATGTTGAAAGCGGATTCGGTACGTCTGAAAGCCATCACGGGCGTTGTCTTATCAGTTTTGCGGGCTGCAAAAGTTCCGGGATTGCTTTTCAAGATAGAAGCGCAATCCGAGTTGTCCGAGACAAACGTGAAGCAACATTTCGTGAACATCCGCCTTTCGTGGAACATACAAAGTGAGTAATAACAATTAAAAATTGAGTATTATGCCATCAACATCAACAACCATCACACTTGGTCTTTGTCAGATTCTCGTTGCCGCCGCAAGTGCAGCCGGAACAATGCCAAGCAAGTCAAACATGACTAAGATTGGCAAGACTTACAAGGACACGGCGAACATCAACCAAGATGCCGCCGATGTGACCGAACACTTTGAGGAGGGCAAAGCAGCCCCCGAAGTGCGCAAGAAGCAGAAGAAAGTTCCCAAGGTTACTTTCTCGCTGATGAACCCCGACCCGACAATGCTTGCAACCTACATCGGTGGCAGCGTTGACAGCACAACCGGGGAATGGAAGTTTGACGGCGATGAAACGGTTGAGAACAAGGCAATCTATATCGAGACCGAACAAGGTCTTGACTTTGCCATCCCCAACGGTGACATCGAAGCCGTTGTCAATGGTGCATTGTCAGCATCCGGCATTGTCCTTGTTGACTTCACCGTCACACCTTGCGCCGTAACAACGGGCAAGGCCATCCGTGCCATTCCAAAGGTTGCGCCCACAAGTGGAAGCGGAACTTAACCGTCCAACGGTGAACATGTATCAAATCAGAGAACGCCCCCAAGCCGCATAACGGATTGCGGGGCGTTCTTCAATAAAAGGAAAGAAGCATGAAAGAAGAAAACGAGAACATCACCAAACTTGAACAAGAACGTGACCAATTGAACGAAATGGTGAACAAAGGCATCGGCTTTGAAGTCAAGGACTTCGATGTCATTGAAAAGCCAATGTTTTTCGGTTTGGTCAAGAAACGTAAACTTGTCCCGGTTGTCCGCAAGTTCAAGATTGAAGAACCGACCCTTGGAACGCTTGACCGCCTTTCATGTGAATGGATTGAATTTGCGCTTGACGAAGAAAGATTGCAATCTGATGACGGCATGAAAGAAGCGCGAACGATGGTGAATCACCATGCGAAGCGTTGCGCGAAAGTCATTGCCCTTGCAGTTCTTGGCGAAGATTACTTGATTCCGACACCGGGGCGGAACGGCTTTGTCAAGTACGTTGAAGATTCCAAACGCCTTAACAAGTTGACATCCTTGTTCGCAAGGAACATCAAGCCATCGAAGTTGTACCAACTTTATACGTTGGTGAACCTAATGTGCAATCTTGGGGATTTTTTGAACTCTATTCGATTGATGTCAACCGACCGAACATCCATGCCGGTTCGGATAGAGGAAAACAACGGGGTCTAAATAGTCCATTCGGTCGCCGGGGTGCAATCTGTGAACATTTCGGTTGGACTTATGACTACCTATTGCACGGCATCGGATGGCCAACGGTGCAAAAGATGATGATTGACGCGCCATCGTTCGACATTGAAGATGATAGTCACGAAGTCATTGAATTGTCCGAAAGCAACGAACAACAGATATTGAACTATGTAAATAGCATGATGTAATATGGCAGATATTGACAACGGCGCATTGTCGTTCAAATCAGAACTTGACAATTCGCAATTAGACGGGGCGGTTGAAGAAACCTTGCGGCGTGTGCAAGGCTTGACCGATGCGACCGTGAACGGCGGCAAGAAGATGGATGAAGCGTTCAGTCTTACGGCGCAATCCATCCGTGACAAGATAGGCGAAATCGGCGCGGCGTGTGAATCACACGAACAAGCCATTGCCGACCTTGAAGCCAAGTATCAAGAACTTGGCCGCAAGGCAAGTGAAGCGTTTGCAGCCGGGCGCGATGAAGAATATCGCAAAATTGAAGAACAAAAGACGGCGGTTCAAGGTGAAATTGAAGTCCGCCATCGCCTTTTGCGTGAATTGCGCGATTGTTCCAATGCCCTTGAAGAACAAGCGGGCAAGATGGAAGAACACGCCCAAAAGGTCAAGGAGAACGCCGAAAACGCCCAATCCATGCGTTCCCGCATCAAGGAACTAAAAGAAGAAATGATGCAAATGGTTGACCAAGGCATTGACAAGCAAAGTGAAGCATACCAACGCCTTGAAGATGAACTTGGCCGACTTCAAGACATACAACAAGACGTTGCACAACAAGGAAAGATTCTTGCGAATGACCAAGCCCAATTCCAAGGCATCATCAACGGTCTTTCCGGCATCGCGGGCGGTTTTTCCGCCGCAACGGGTGCAATATCATTGTTTGCAGGGGAAAACGAAGATTTGCAAAGGATAATGACCAAGGTTCAATCGGTCATGGCAATCACCATCGGATTGCAACAAGTGTCCGAGACCTTGAACAAGGATTCCGCATTTTCCCTTACTACATTGCGCGGAATCAAAGAATGGTGGGCAAAGGTTGTTGCCGCCGCAACAACAGCAGAGACCGCCGAAAATGCCGCATTGAAAGCAAATATCGCCGCCGAAACAGCAGATGCCGCCGCAACAACAGAGGACACGGCGGCAACCGTTGCAAATACAGCCGCGAAACAAGCCAATGCAGGGGCGCAAGCCGCAAGCACGGCGGGCGCAACGGCCAACACAACGGCGCAAGTTGCTAACACGGCGGCGCAAACGGGACAAACAGCCGCCGCAACAGCCGGGGCGGTTGCAAACTTCACCCTTGCCGGGGCATTCCGGGCGGTTGGCGTTGCCATCAAGTCAATTCCCGTGTTCGGTTGGATTCTTGCGGGCATTTCCGCCATCATCGCCATTGTTGCGCATTTCGTTTCCAAGGCCAACGAAGCGAAGAAAGCCGCCGAGGAATTTAGACAAGCCGTTGCGGATTTGGCATACAAACCCGTTGGCGCGGTCATGGAACTATCATCGGCATGGGAAAAACTTGGCGATAACCTTGAAGCCAAGCAAAAGTTCATTGAGGAAAACAGAAAGAAATTTGATGAACTTGGTGTTTCCGTTCGCAACGTCCATGATGCCGAAAATCTTCTTATCAAGAACAAGGATGCCTTTATCAACGCACAGATTGCAAAGGCAAAGGCACTTGTCGTTTTGTCACAGACACAAGAAAAGGTCAAGAAGTTGTTGGAAGCAGAAGCAGAGTATCAAGCCATGCCGGACACAAAGACAAAGTTTATAATGAACGGAACGGCAACGGGTGGTATTTCGATGAACACCTATCAAGTGGAAAATTCCGACAAGAAAGACAAGAAGAAAGAAATCGACCAACTAAAAGCAGACATCAAAAAAGGTTACGAAGATGCCTATAAATATGAGACAGAGGGTTCGCAACTATTGAAGAAAGCCGGAATCAACGGTGCAAGGGAATATGCAGCCGGAACGGTTGGCGCAATAGAACAAGCCATCGCACAGAAGCAAGAAGCCTTGAAAGACTTGAAACCAAATACCAAAGAATATGATGATGCCGTCAAGGAGATTGCGGCCTTGCGAAAGAAGATTTCGACATCTACATCCGGCGGTGGCGGTGGTTCGACCGGGGAAAAGAAAGACCCGTTCCTTGAAAAGTTGAAGAAATACAAAGAGGAATACGCCCGTTTCTTGAAATGGGTCAATTCCGGCGATGAAACACTTGTCAAGGCGGCGCAAACGGAGTTCAAAGGACTTCTTGCAGAGGGTGCAACGTATCTTGACTATTTGAAGAACCAACGCGACAAGATTCTTGAAATCGGCGTTGACAAGCGAACCAAGGAACAGACGGCCAACTTGCGCAAGTTGAATGATGCCATTGCAGAGGAAACCAAACGAACCGTCCTTGATGCGTTCAATGAAGAACTTTCCTTGCAGTTGTCGAACGCGAAATCCGTTCTTGAAGTCCTTTCCATCATCGAGAAACGCCGCAAGGAATTGGAAGATGACGCATCCGGCCTTGGCAAAGAAAAGGGTGAAGCCCTTGACAAAGCCGAAAAAGAAGCCCTTGCCCGCCAAAAGCAGGAAACGGACGAACTTCTTGAACAATATGCCGGGTATCTTGACCGCAAAATCAAGTTGGAAATGAAGTACAACGATGATTTGAAGTTGTTGCAAATGCGCCGTGCAGAAGCAACGACCGATGCCGAGCGCGCATCCATTGACGCGGCCATTTCCAACAGAACGGCGCAATACAACCGTGACATGCAGAGTTCCGGGGATGCTGATTATGACGCAATGCGCCAACAATATCAATCCTACCAAGACAAGGTTTCGGAAATCCGCAAGAAATATGAGGAACAACGCCGCATTGCAACGCTTCATGGCGACCAAGAAATGCTTGCGAAACTTGCCAAGGCCGAATCCGATGAATTGTCAAAACTTGCCAACGAGCAATTGACGGGTTCGATTGATTGGCAACGTCTGTTTGGCAACCTTGACGAACTATCGACAAAGACAATTGATGACCTTATCCAAAAGATAAACGCCAAGAAGATTGAATTTGGCGGTCAGTTCAACCCGGCGGACTTGCAAGCCATCAACGAACAATTGGAAAAGGCGCGTCAAGAAGTGGAATCCCGCAACCCGTTCAAGGCACTTGGAAACGCATTTGAACGCTTGAAAGAAACCTTGCGCAATAACAAGTTGCTTGACAGCGATGACCCGTTTGTGCAGGAACTAAAAGCAAAGGAAAAGGAATACCAAGACTTTGCGAATTACGTCAATTCCGGCAACGCAACATTGGTCAAGGGCGCGGATGCGGCATTTGCCGACCTACTGAAAGACGGTTCGACCTATCTTGATTATTTGCGCCGCAAGAAAGAAGAATTGCAGGGCAAAATAGACATGGGAATTGATGTCGGCAATTCAATGGAAGTGTTGAATGCCGCAATCAGTCAAGCAGAATCCGGCAAGTCATCATCCGACTTGTTGCGTGAATCGTTGAAGCAAACCTTTTCGTCTGTTTCCGGGACTTTGGATTTGGTGGGCGGTGCATTTGATTCCGTTGTCGGTTCGTTGGATAAGTTCGGCGTGAAGATGGATGAAGAAACGCAACAGATTCTTGGCGACATCGGCGGCATCCTTGACGGTGCAAGCCAATTGTCACAAGGTATCGCAACGGGAAACCCGCTTTCCATCGTGCAAGGTTCAATCGGCTTGTTGTCAAGCACGTTCGACTTGTTCAATTCGCGTGACCGCAAGGCGCAAAAGTCCATCAAGAAGCATAAAGAGGATATTGAACGCCTTGAACGTGCATACAAACAACTTGAATGGCAAATCAATCGTGCATTGGGCGGCGAAGTCTATGCCAACCAAAAAGCGGCCATCCGAAACATGCAGCAACAGCAAGCACACTTGCGCGGCATGATTGAAGATGAAAAGTCAAAGAAACATACCGATTGGGGCGACATCGAAA